TTCAGCTTTGCTGTAATATTCAATGTGCTCTTTGAATTCCAATTGTCTGTTACAGAGGCTGTTTAACCTGGCTGTTGCTCGACGAATTAAATTCAAAAGATAATGATCCTGTGACGTTTCATCTAATTGTATTTCCAAAACCTCCTTTAAATCCCTCAAGCTTACCATTCACACATATTAGTTTTCTTTAACAAATGAATACAAAAAGTAGTAATTTGCAATTCGAAATTCGTAATAGTAATTGAATCCATCGCCTGATACACTATTCGTTCATTATGTTCGCTGATGAGACACCGCTCTCTTCATTCACTCATACCGTATCAGGCTCACATAGTCATCTTCACATTTTCATTCGCAGACTCCGTGCGGGAATTTGGAAATTCCTATTATGCCCGCATGGAGACTGCTTCAGTTCACCATATAAGCGGGGCTGCTTTACCGCCTGATCCTGCATAACCAGTGATTACTCACGCCCCGCTATTATTCATCGTATCATTTTAATTCTACATTCCTATTGAAGCCAATCTTGATTCCATTTCCTTCTTGCTTTTTATGATCTTCTCTGCAATTATATCTGCTTCAAGATAAGCACCTTTCAGTTGCTCGACCCTTTTTTCATTCAGGCCGGTAACCGGCTGACCAATCTCAAACTGTGCTCCATCCTCCCAGAATCTCTCAATGCAAATATATTTTCTCTGTTCAGCCATGATTTTTTTTAATTTAATTTAGTTTTGAAAAGTTAATGAAATGATGAAATTGTTTTTAAAAATTTTATGAAACAAAACTACCAACTGTTTACTTTTATAAAATCAGACAACGGATTTATATTTCACTGTTTTACTTACCCTCGTTTATAATTTAATGATCAAAATCCGTTCATCTGATAGATAATAAATCGTAAATCATAAATCTAGAATCGTAAATCAAAAGACTACGGTCCCGTCACCATCTTCACATACGCATCACCCATAAGATGCTGAATATCAAATCTTTCCGAAGTCTTCACAAAAAGCAGATCCTTTTCAAAAGCACTGTTTCCGCCTACAACAGCTGTATCGGACATTCTCATTAACATTCCTTTTCTTTCTCTCAGCACACTCCACCATAAGTTACCAAAAAGCAGTATCGGTCTTAAAGCGGAAGCTGTTCCATCATTGAATTCCTCACTAAGATTAAACGGATATCCAAGCAGCTCTTTTGTTTTCCATACTTTATCTGTATCAAACATGGGTCTTCCTTGTGCATCCTGAAGTGAGATTATTATGTTTAATATAGCTCTGTGCATAAACCATTCAGGACCTGAATTTCCAAACTTCTTCAATCCAATACTTCTTATAGCAGTAAGCATTGATACTAGTTTAGCCCACGTCATCGTATTTGGATCCTGTCCCGTTAATACAACTGAATTTATTGATCCAGCATTAAATGCACCTGTGATAGGGGAACCGGTTCCAAGAAATCCCTGGTTGTCTTCATTCTGCGACATTGCTGATGCAGTTATCTCCGCAAGTTCAGAAATTATATCTACTTCTTCATCGTCATACAGTTCCTGTGAAAGCCCTGTTACTACATCCAGTTTCTTTGCAGTCCATATAATCTGTGTGAATGTAGGATTTGATTCAGTTGCTGCAGCTGTTTCATTTGTAAATGTAGCGGTCACACCGGTGAGAAGTTTCGGTTGCTTGAAAGTTTTTCCTCCCATTGCTTTTACTCTGCATACCTTTCTGAATAGCCCGTAGTCATTAAGAAGTTTTATCACTTCCATCTCAAACTCATCCGGAACAAGAAATCCACCTTGTGCATCACTTCCTTCAGTGTTAAGAGCTTTAGTGAAAACAACGTTCTTCAGAAATTTCCTGAATTTCAGATTATTAATTTGTCTCTCTGACTTTCCCTGTATTTCAGATTCGGTAACTTCCGAGTCTGGAAGCTTCATATACTTTCTGTCAACTTTATCTGTATATTCTTTCAGTGCAGAATTTACTGTCTCACCAATCAACCTTGCGAAATCTTTCATTGTCAGCTTGACTTCACCTGAAGAGTTTTCAGTGTCCTCTTTTTCTTCATCTTTTATTACTCCTACCACTCCGATATTAGCAATGGTCAGAATCCCAATACTTCCTGCTAATGAGAAATCCAAAGGAATAAAGAGTAATGCAAAAAGAAACAGCACTCCAAAAACCCATGCATATTTTTTTAATTTCATTTCCTTCTCCTGTTATAAACTTTTTTAAAAAACTTTATACTAAAAATTGTTCTAACACATATCTTGTTTCTTGTAATTTGTAATTCGTAACTACTCATCTGATCCATAATTCTAAATTTTGCCGAGGAATCTGTTAATAGCCCCGGAGACAATCTCAGGAATGGATTCAAGGAACTGTTTATATTGCTGATCCTTTATTTCCTTAATGTCTCCTACTATTCCCGCAAATTTATCGGAAAATTCTTTATTGATGTTTTTTAACTTCGAATCTATTTCCTGTTTCATTTCTTTAACGTCTAAAGCACCTTCTATATTTCTTATTCTATTACTTAGGTCATCGATTATTTTATCTCTTTCGATGTTGAAATATTCATTCGTCAATATTCCTTTCATTTCCTCACTTTTGAGCTCCTTGAACATTAAGTTAACCGCATCAGGATTAGCAGGAATTATCACCGCTGAATATTCAAGAAGCTCCCATGCATTATATAACTGAGCATTGTCCTTTGTTACTGGTTCGCACAAAGGCATCCAGCCCACACTCCAGGTATTCATAAATCCTTCCTTATTAAACATCATCACGTCATTTGCGAGAAGCGTGTCCGCGAATTTAGTTTTTGCAAGAACTCCATGTTCTTCGATAGCCCTATATAAACTCTTGCCAATTATTGATTTCGAAGGCTCCGGCGTTGAAAAGAAACCCAGATTGTGTGAGTAAAGTACCACAGGATTCTTTGAATAATTATCATCCTTCATGCCTTTTGGATTCAATATTTCATTGTACCTATCAATAGTATCAGTTGAAATGAAGTGTTTTATTGTCCTTTCAGTATCATTAAATTCTTTCCTCTCACTCACAAATGTCTTTTTCTGAATCTTCATTAGATTAGTTGGTTAGTTGATTAGTTGATCAGTTGATTAGTTAATTTGTTAATTAGTAACGCTCATCATTTGTAATTTGTAATTTGTAATTTGTAATTTGCAATTCGCAAATCAACGTCTAGCTTCTTGCGTCTAGCGTCTCGCGTCTAGCCTCTAGCGTCTCACGTCTTCCCCGTATAATAAACCGGAATAATCAGCTCATCCGCCCTCGGATCATTCGACCTGTCAAAATTCCTCAATTCCCTGATTTCATTTCTCGTCGCGGTTCCTGTTTCTATCAGCATTCTTTCGAACTGTATCCTTGTCTTCTCATCTTCTGCAGTATCATATTCCCATTTCAGTTCAAATTTCTTATTGTAATTTTTCTTAATGAAATTATTGAAAGGTGTGAAAACAAAATTAGATAAAGGCACAATTGTATTTACCGTAAAGCTCTGCATAGAAGCATAAGCATTTGCATAGTTCACTTGGTCCGTTATTGCCATTATAACTTTCGGCACTCTGAAGATACTGAACACTTCATCCCTTACTGCCAGACGCGACTTAATGTAATCCACTTCTTTAGGATTGTCTTGATACTTAGATCTTTTGATTCCGCCTTCGAGAATTGTCATCCGTCCTGACTTTTCCGGTCCTTTGAACCTCTGCTCCCATTGTTCTCTTAATCTGTCATAAATATCCTCGCTTAATTTCTTTTCTGTCTCGAGAAAGAATCCGGGACGGGCATCGTTCCTGTAAAAATTAAATTGATATCTTGACTGGTAATAATCACTCATTAAAGTATCTGCAAGCGCAGATATGGTTGCCTTTCCTTTAAAGTTGTTGACAGGATCCGGTAATCTGAAATGGATTATCTCTTCTGAATTGTACGATATTTCTTTTCCGTTGTGCCGGTATTTATAAACGAACTCCGTTTTTTCTTTATTGAACTCCAATTTTACCCTGTCTGGATTCAGAAGAATTATCTCTTGGGGCATCTTTAATTTGTTTCGCACTATATACCCATAAGCATTTCCAAAAAGATCTAAATGAACTACCGCTAAATATATTAGATCTCTGAATGTCTGTCCGTACATATTTACATTCTCTGTTAGGTCTATAAACGGATGATTCACTCTCTCCTCCAGCTTTTTCCC